ATAGGGGCGATAAAGCCTCGCATTTGCACACCTCTGCTAAAAGGTGCGTCTAGAATTGACGAAGTTGCAGATTTAGCAGAAAAAATTGGTATGCCATTGCTACCTTGGCAGCGTTTTGTGTTAGAGGATATTCTGAAGGTAGACAAAGACGGTATGTTTCAGCGCAAAACCTCATTATGCCTAGTTGCAAGACAATCAGGCAAGACTCACCTAGCTCGTATGCGTATCTTGGCTGGTCTGTTCTTATTTGAGGAAAAGAACATAATTGCTATGTCTTCTAACAGAAACATGGCATTAGATACCTTTAGAAACATTGCCAACACTATTGAGGACAATCCTTTTCTTATGGCACAAGTTAGACGCATTAGATACGCCAATGGTCAGGAATCAATTACATTGCTTAACGGTGCTAGGTATGAAATTGTAGCTGCGACCCGAGACGGGTCTCGTGGTAAAACAGCTGACTTGTTATACATAGACGAATTACGAGAAATTAGCGAGGAAGCATTTAAGGCGGCTACACCCACTACACGAGCAAGACCTAACAGTCAGACTATTTTGACAAGTAACGCAGGTGACGCATTTAGTACAGTCCTTAATGATTTAAGGTCTAGGGCAATGGAGTTGCCAAGTAAGACATTTGGATTTTATGAATACAGCGCACCTATGGAAGCAAGACAGGATATACATAATCACAAGTATTGGGTTATGGCTAACCCTGCCATTGGTCATACCGTTACCCTTGAAGCAATCGAGGAAGCAATCGCAACTAACAGCATTGAAAGCACTTTGACTGAAACCCTTTGTATGCAAATTGACAGCCAAGTCAGTCCTTGGACATTTGGAAGCATTGAAGCTACAAGCAATAGCGATCTAATTTTGCCAGTAGGCACAATGACTGTATTGGCGTTTGATGTGAGCCCAAGTAAGCGATCAGGTGCATTAGTTGGCGCACAAATAACTTCTGAGGGCAAAATAGGTGTTGGTGTAATTGAGACCTATACCAGCGAGGTTGCTATTGACGAAATCAAAATGGCTAGTCAAATAAACGAGTGGGCTATTAAATACCGCCCTGTCAATATCGCCTATGACAAGTACGCTACTGCTAGCATTGCGCAAAGACTTACTCAATCAGGGCATAAATTGGTAGACATCTCGGGACAGTCGTTCTACCAAGCCTGTGGTGAACTATCCGACGCCCTGTCGAATCTCCGTCTAGTTCACCAAGGTCAACCCGAGTGGGTTAACTCAATGAATAACGCAGCAATGAAAACAAATGACGCAGGTTGGCGCATTGTCCGTAGAAAATCAGCTGGAGATGTCACAGCTGCTATTGCTACGGCAATGTGCGTACACATGTTGTCAAAACCAATATCAGTTCCACAGATTTATGTCTAGGTTATGTGATATACTTCACCTATGGGATTTTTCCGCAACTTAATTGGTTTAGAGGATAAATCGACAATTAAGGCGCAACTTGCCCCACCAGTTGTAGCTGACCCTTTTAATTATTACGCACAATTCACACCGTTTCAATCAGTAGGTCGTGACGAAGCAATCAGCGTGCCAAGCGTTATGCGTTGCCGCAATTTAATAGCTACAACAATCGGCGTAATGGAACTATGTACATTTAATAAAGCAACTAAAGAGGAATTGCCTAATTTACCTTGGGTACACCAATTATCTAAGTCAGCACCTAACTCAGTTATACTTACAGCGTTGGTTGACGCATTATTGTTTTACGGTTCAGCCTATTTAGAAGTAACCGAGGTTTATCAAGATGATAACCGTCCAGCAAGATTTGACTTTGTAAATAACACACGAGTACAAGTACAACTTAATAAATTAAACACTTTTGTCGACTTCTACACAGTAGACGGGCGTGAGCGTCCAATGTCAGGTGTTGGTTCACTTGTAACTTTCCAATCACCTATTGACGGTATTTTGCACGCTGGCGCAAGAATCTTAAGAGCTGCTATTGATTTAGAAAAAGCCTCAGCATTAGCGGCAGCAACACCAGTTCCTTCAGGTATTCTAAAAAATAACGGTGCTGATCTACCAGCCGCTGAGGTTTCAGGATTACTAGCGGCATGGAAGCGATCACGAGCTGAGCGATCAACTGCTTACTTAACTTCAACCCTGGAATACCAACCAACTTCATTTAGTCCAAAAGACATGATGTACAACGAAGCATTGCAATACATGAGCACGCAAATTTCTCGTTTATGCAATGTACCTGCTTATTACATATCAGCAGATCAAAACAACAGCATGACTTATGCAAATGTACAAGACGAGCGTCGTCAGTTTGTAAGCCTTTCATTACAACCTTACATATCATGTATTGAATCCAGATTAAGCATGGACGACTTAACACCACAAACACAATTTGTAGCGTTCGACATGGACTCAGGATTTTTACGAGCCAACCCATTAGAGCGTTTGGCAGTAATTGAAAAAATGTTACAACTAGAACTAATCACCGTAGAACAAGCTAGAGAAATGGAAGAATTGAGCCCAAATGGAAATAATTAATTTTACAGCTGACCTAGAAGCGTCAGAATCTCGCCGCATTATCGCTGGCAAGATCGTACCGTTTGAAAACGAGATCGGTCAGACTTCAGTCGGCTCAGTCATATTTGAAAAAGGCTCTATCCAAATTGACGACCCAAAACAAATCAAACTTTTACTAGAACATGACGCCAAGCAACCTATTGGGCGTATGAAAAATGTATCTGAGGACGGCTCAGGTATTTATGCAGAGTTTAAAGTCTCCAACACCACACGAGGAACAGACAGTCTAATTGAAGCGTCGGAAAACCTGCGCAGCGGTCTTTCAGTTGGTGTTGAAGTTATTAAAGGAAAGAATAGCAATGGCGTGTATAGAGTAAGTGCAGCACGCCTACTTGAAGTTTCACTTGTACAAGCTGCGGCTTTTAAGTCAGCAGAGGTGCTAAGTGTTGCTGCGTCACAAGACGCAGAAGTTACAACCGAAACCAAAACAGAAAATGAGGAAATTGTGGAAAACACAACACCTGAATCTGTTGCGACTGAGGTAACAGAGACCCCTGCGGTTGAAGCCTCTGCTCGTCCAACAGTAGCAGCACCTATTTACACTAAGCCTCGCTTAGAGTTCACAAAAGAGAAGTTCCTAGAAAACACACTTCGTGCGCAATACCTAAATGATGACGCAGCTCGTCAATACATTGCAGCAGCAGCAGACACAACTGACAACGCAGGACTTATCCCAACTCGTCAGTTAACTGAAGTTATCAACCCATTGTCAAACGCTGATCGTCCATTTATTGATTCAATCTCATCAGCAGCATTGCCTGACGCTGGAATGACTTTTGAAATTCCTAAATTGACACAAGCACCAACAGTTGCAGAAACAGCTGAAGGCGCAGCACCTTCTAACACAGACCAAAATGTTTCTTTCCTGACAGTAAATGTTAAGAAATATGCAGGTCAACAGCAATTCTCTGTCGAATTGTTAGATCGCTCATCACCAGCATTTTTTGCAGAGCTAGTCCGTCAAATGGAGTTTGCTTACGCAAAAGCAACTGATGTCGCAGTTGGAACAGCTTTAATCAATGGTGGAACTGACGGCGGAAACCGCACAATGTCAGCAGCTAATATCCAAGACTTTATTTCAGACGCAGCAGTTTCCATTTACAAGGGAACACTTGGCTTTGGTCAAAATATCGTAGTATCACCTGAGCAATGGGGTGCTTTAATGGGTCTAGTAGACGGTTCAAATAGAGCTGTGTTTACACAAACAATTAACCCACAAAATGCTTCAGGTAACCTAACACCTACAAATATCCGAGGCAACATTGGCGGATTGAACCTTCGTGTTTCAACAGCATTAACTGACGGTTCAGGAATAGGCGATAACACAATTATTGTTGTCAACCCTGAGTCATACACATGGTACGAGTCAACCAAGTACCGTTTAGAAACCAATGTAATTGCTTCAGGTCAAATTTCTGTTGCATATTACGGTTACGGTGCAGTAGCAACTAAGGTTGCAGCTGGTTCATACCTATGGAAGGTTGCATAAACTTCCGTTAAAGGAAATAACTGTATAGGGGCGTTGGAAGCCTTCGCCCCTATACTCTAAGAAAGGAAAACATGGCAGCAACAACACCAACAGTCGCCGAACTTCGTAGCGTGCTGGGTATTGGGTCTCTTTATACAGACGCCGTTGTTGATGAGTGTGCGCAAGCTGCTCAAGATATTGTTTCCTCGTATTTATGGAGAGACGAACTTAACAATTACGCTCACAGTAACATTGTTGGCAGCGGCACATTATATTTTAATAACTCAGTAAGAAACATTTTTTATGTTGGTCAGACTGTAACAATCTCAGGTAACGGCGCAACTTTTAACGGAAGTAAAGTTATTACAAGCATGACCGATTTTAGTGTTACAGTAACGACCTCGCACTCAACAGCTGAGGCTATTCATGCTGTGCAACCTTATGGCACAGTAGCAGGGTCTACATATACAAATTATGCAACAGTTAGTGCTGTTAGAGAAGCTGCGCTAATGGTTGCTGTGGACATTTGGCAATCACGCCAAGCAAGTAACTCAACATCAATTACAGCAGATTTTCAACCTAGCCCTTGGCGTATGTCAGCCAGCCTGATCGCAAAAGTAAGAGGTTTGTTAGCACCGTACTTAAGTCCTAACAGCTTGGTTGGCTGATGACTGTCGCCGTTACGACACTCAGGTCAACCCTTGCGACAGCGCTGGAAAACGCTGGGGTGTGGCAGGTCTTTTCCTTTCCACCTGCCTCACCCATTGCAAACTCAGTAATCATAAGCTGGGATTCTCCTATGTTAGAGCCAAGCAACAATCAATATAACATTGCACCTAAAGCCAATCTAACAATCACCTGCATTGTCCCTATGTTGGATAATCAAGGTGGGTTGATACAATTAGAGGATATGGTTACAGGTGTATTTACAAAGTTAGCCGCTTCAACATTGAAGCTAAATGTGTCAAGCGTTTCAGCACCTGCGGTATTAGCTGAAGCACAAGAAATGCTAACTGCCACAATCAATGTAAGCGCAATCACGAGCTGGAGTTAATATGAGCAACGAATATACTATTCCTTCCGAGGATAAGGCTTGGCTTGAAAAAGTCGGGCAAATAGCACCACAAACCGAAAAGCCAAAAATCGTAAAGAAAGACGAGGAATAACCAAATGGCTGTATTTCTAAATAACAAAGTAGGCGTTAAGGTTAACTCTGTTGATCTTTCCGACCATGTAACAGCTGTAACCCTAAACCGTTCATTTGACGAGTTAGAGGTAACAGCAATGGGTGACGGCGGTCACAAGTTTGTAAAGGGCTTAGAAGCCTCATCTGTAACAATCAGCTTCCTAAACGACACAGCTGCTGCAAATGTACTTGCTACATTACAGGCTGCATGGGGAACAAATGTTACTGTTGTACTACTACAAGAAAAAGGCACAGCAGTTGGCGCAACTAATCCGCTGTACACAATGACTTGTCTAATCAACAACACAACTGACATTAACGGTTCTGTTGCTGATCTAGCAGTACAAGATTTAACCTTTAATATCAGCGGTACAGTAGCGGTTGCTATAACAGGTACTTTCTAAGGAGAAAAATGCTAGGACTAAAAATCACCAAGGCTTCAGGTGAGGAATCTATTTTGGAAATTACACCAGCGATTGAGTACGCATTTGAACAACATTGGAAAATGGGCTTCCACAAATATTTTAGGGACGAGGAAAGACAGACTGGTCTCTACTGGGTTTGCTGGGAAGCCCTACGCCGTTCAGGAGAAACTGTAAAGCCTTTTGGTGAGCAGTTTCTAGAGACCTTGAAAAAGGTAGAGATTGTAGACGCTGATACCCCAAATGGGTGACGAGGTATGACTTTACTTATTTAATTGCTTCATTAGCAGTTGAAACAGGCATACCTCACAGCGAGTTTATTAACATGGATAAGTCAATGTTGTTAGCAACCTTGGCGTATATGAAGGATAGGGTTAAACAAATTGAGCAGCACAGTAGAGGTAAAAGGCGGTAAAGCCCTACTTGTTGCGCTAAAAAAGTATGACAAAAATTTAGGAAAAGAATTAAATCAGGAAATGGCTAATTATCTAAAGCCAGTAGTGCGACAAGCTAGAACTTATTTGCCTAGCCAATCACCTTTAACAAATTGGGGTAAGCCTGTCTCTAGTTTAGAAACTATTAAATACAGACCTTTTCCGAGGTATGACGGATTAAAAGCCCGTAGAGGTGTTGGTTACACAACCACGCCAAGCAAGCCAAACAAAAAAGGCTTTATTTATTTTGCACAAGTGTTTAACTCAGAAGCTAGCGGTGCTATATTTGAAACTGCTGGGCGCAAAAACCCTAATGGACAGCCTTGGATAGCTGGCAGAAAAACAGCTAGCAAAGAGTACAGTCACTCAAATAACCCTGACGCTGGTCGTCAATTTATTCACAGTATGCCTGAACTTTATCGCACGCCTAGAAAGGCTAACCAATCAGGTCGTCCAAGTCATAAAATGGACGGACGGGCTATTTTTAGAGCATGGGCTGAGACTTACGGCAAAGTAACGCCACAAATTATTAAAGCAATGGAGTCAGCCAAAATTAAGTTTGATACAGGAAAGAGAGCCGCCTAATGGCAAAAACAGATTTATCGGTCAAGATTGGTGCTGAATATGTCGGCAAGGCTGCCTTTGCTAAAGCTGAGAAAAGCGTCAAGCGACTTGGTAAGCAGGTTGCTGCTTTAGCCCTTGGTGGCGGTGTACTTAATTTTGGACGCAATTCAATCCAAGCATTTTACGATTCTGAGAAGTCTGCGAAGGCGTTATACGGCACACTTAATAACTTAAACCTTGCCTACCGTAAAGATGATGTCAATAAATATATTGACAAATTAAGCCTAGCCACAGGCATTGTAGACGAAACTCTTAATCCAGCCTTTCAACAATTCTTACTTACAACCCGAGATGTAGCCAAGTCTCAGAAACTATTAGGTACAGCATTAGATATAAGTGCTGGCACAGGTTATGATTTAGGTAGCGTAACCAAGGCATTAAGTGCAGCCTACGGGGGCAATAAGACTGCGTTAGGGAAAATGCAGTTGGGTCTTACAAAGGCACAGATCGAAGCTAATGACTTTCAAACTATCCTTAAAGCCCTTAACTCAATCTTTGCTGGTCAGGCTGCTTCAGCCGCTAGTGGCTACACAGGTCAAATAGACAAGCTAAACATTGCTATTGACCAATTAAAAGAAAATGTTGGTAAGGGCTTAGTCGAGGGCTTATCAGACGGTAACGGGAATATAGATCAAACAGCACAAAACATTGCAAGGCTAGGCACAGCACTTGGTACAGCTACAGGTTACCTTGCCAAGTTTGCAACTGGTTGGACAGAATTATTTACTAAAGAGGCTTGGACTCAATTTTGGAACGACCTAACAGGACAAAAACCTTTATTGCAAATATCCAGGGGTGGCGATCAGGGCGGTGCTGAAAGAGCAGCACAGCAGAAAATAGATCAAAAAGCCCAAAGACTTGCAGAGCAACAACTTAAAGCAACTAAGGCTTTAACTGCTGAGCAAAAGAAAGCACAGCTGTTAAAAAAGTCCCAAGGCATTTTAGATATTGAGCAGGCTAACATTTTGGCTGCATTACAAGGTAAGATTACAGCTAACGAAAAACTTAGATTAGAACTGCAACTGGCTTTACTCACAGGTAATGCTAAAGAGGCAGACCGCCTAAGTAATGAATTGTTGTTGTCTCAGGCTCGATTAACAGGATTAGCCACATTTATTACAAGCCTGCCTAAAGCCTTAAACCCGTTTGCAGATTACCCAGCGTATGTTCAAATGGCTTTAGCTGAATTAGCAAAACTGGCTAACGCAAAAAATATGGTTACCTTCCAAGGAATTACAGCCCCAATGGGTACACCTATTGCATATCAAGGTGGATACCAAACAAATGCCCCTACGATCATTAACAACTTTGCTGGTAATTTGGTTACTGACAAAGACTGGGCAGAATATGTAAGACTACAACTTATCAACCAAGCAGGCGGTGGCAACTTTGCTACCTTGAACCGTAATGATTTTAGGCAATGACAGCCCCAGCAACAATCAATGTAAGCCTTAACTTCTCGTCGGGTGCGACTTTTCAAAACCCTTTTACGGTTGGAGACCCTGTTAATGGCAGGCTTGGGTTTGGTATTCTTTCTGATTCAACAGCCCCAGCTTTAGTAGTTGATTTAACGGACATAACTAAGTCAGTAAAAATAAGGCGTGGTCGCAATATTTTGCGAGACACCTATGAATCAGGTTCAGCCGAGGTCAGAATCTATGACACTAATGGCGACTTTAACCCACAGAACACAAGTAGCCCTTACTACGGTCAATTAACACCATTGCGCAAACTTCGTATCTCAGCTTCAGTCGGTGGCAATACTTATTATCTTTTCAGCGGTTATACAACTGATTATGCTTACAGCTATGACAAAGGTGAAAATGTTGGTTATCTAGACATTTCGGTATCTGACGCATTTAGATTGTTTAACTTGGCTACTGTGACGGCGATCACAGGACAAGCGGCAGGTCAAGATACTGGCACACGAATCAATAAGGTGTTGGACACCGTATCTTTTCCTAATGGTATGCGTTCAGTAGATACTGGTAATTCTACATGTGTTGCAGACCCAGGGGTTGTTAGGACAGCATTACAAGCTATTGTTAACGCAGAGTTCAGCGAACAAGGGGCTTTCTATTGCGACCCTGAAGGGCAAGCGGTTTTTAAGAATCGTGCCAATGTAATTGCTTCAGCTGGTGGCACACCTATTGAGTTTAATCAAACTGGCGGAATCCCATATCAAGATTTGAAGTTTGCCTTCGATGACAAACTAATTATTAACCAAGCAACAATTACAAGAGTTGGCGGTACTGCTCAATTTAGCCAAGACACAGACTCTGTTGCTACATACTTTCCTCACTCAGTTTCATACGCTGATCTAGTTGTTGAGACAGACGCCGAAGCCTTGAACATAGCCAAAATTTATGTGGCTACGAGAGCTGATACAACTATCCGCATTGACCAAATGACTGTTGATTTGTATGACACTTCAGTCCCTACTGCCACGATGCTAGACATTGACTATTTTCAAAATGTAGATATAACCAATATCCAGCCTGACGGGTCAACTATCACCAAGAACTTGCAAGTACAAGGTGTTGCTTGGGATATAACCCCTAACCGCTGGTTAGGTACTTTTACCACACTTGAACCAATCACAGACGGGTTTATCATAGGTAACACGACCTATGGCGTCCTCGGTGATGATATACTAAGCTACTAAGGAGTAATACAATGGCAACAGGTTTTCCAGCTTCAACGGGTGATGTTCTCTCAGCTGCAATGTTTAACGGGCTAGTTACATTTACCTTAAACACTCAATCAGGTGCTACTTACACAGTAGCCAATACAGACCTTTATCAAGCCCTAGTGGAAACAAGTAATGCTTCTACAAAGACAGTAACTATTGCACCTGATTCAACTCTTACAGCTGCCGCAGTCGGTTCAGCAATTACGTTTCTAAACACAGGCGCAGGGTTGTTAACCTTTGCTGCTGGTGCAGGTGTAACTATTGCTTCAGCAGGTGCAGCACCAACAGCACCAACTTTGGCACAATATAAGTCATGCGTTGCACTTAGAACCGCAGCCAACACTTGGATTATTACAGGTGCGGTTGCTTAATGATTGGAAACATTGCAGCAGGTTTATATGGAATAGGTGTAGCTAAACCCGTAGTAACTGGAGGAACTCTTAGTAGTGATGCTACTTATTTTTACAGAGCCTTTACAGGCAATGGCACATTGACTGTAACTAATGCTTCATTAACGGCGGATATTTTAGTTGTAGCAGGTGGTGGAGGCGCTGGCGATTTTTATGGTTCAGGTGGAGGCGCAGGTGGCTTACTTGAATTTGCTTCTCAATCATTATCTGTAACAAGCCATAACATTACAGTTGGCGGTGGTGGTGCAGCTGGTGTTTCAGGTAATGGCACAGTCGGAGTAGATTCACAGTTTGCAGCTTTAACTTTAGTTAAAGGTGGTGGCTTTGGAAGGGGAGGCACGGCTGGAAACGGAGGCCCAGGTGGATCAGGTGGAGGCGCTTCTGGCGGTGCGGCTTCAGCGTCAGCAACAGGTGGAACACCAACTTCAGGTCAAGGAAACGCTGGAGGAAATGTAACTAGCAGTTCAAGCGGATCAGGTGGTGGTGGAAAAGGAAGTGCAGGAAGTAATTCATCGGGCGCTGTTGGCGGAACAGGTGGCGCAGGGTCATCAACTTATGGTTCTTTGGGTAGTGCAACAGGTTTAGGTTATTCACAAAATAGCACCTATTATTTTTCAGGTGGTGGTGCAGGTTCAGGAACTAGTGGAAATGGTGGACAAGCAAATGGTTCTACAGCCATTGATACAGCTGGTCAAGCGAACACAGGGCAAGGTGGCGGGGCAGACGGCAATGCGCCATTTATTGCTGGCGCAGGTGGCTCAGGTGTAGTAATTGTGCGTTATTTGAAAACGGCGGTTTAATTATGAGTCATTGGGCAGAATTAGATTCTGAAAATAAAGTTATTAGAGTATTAGTTGGCGACAATAATGATCCAGCAGGAGATGAAGGTTACCAATGGTTGATTGATAATCTTGGTGGTACTTGGATTAAAACCTCATACAACGCGGCAACTAATGGTTTCCGTAAGAACTATGCAGGTGTTGGTTATACTTACGATCAAGTTAAAGACGCATTTATTGCACCTGAGCCTGAAGGTAATTTAGGTTTTGACGAAACAACTTGCACTTGGATAATGCCAGAGCGTGAATATCCTAAAGCATGAAGCCTTGGCTAAGTAAATCCGCAGTACAACTTCGTGAGCAGATCGATGATAATTACGCAGGTCGTAGCAGGAAGTCTGACGGGTGGGTGGCTGATCTGCGTCATCAACAGGCAGGTAAGTCAGACCATATACCTGACCCGAAGTCCAACGGCGTCGTTAGAGCTATTGACATTGACGCTAGCCTTTCTGACAACCGAGGAGATTCAGCATATTTGGCAGATCAGCTTAGACTCTACGGGAAAAATCATGGACGCATATCTTATGTAATTCACTTAGGCAAAATTGCTAGCCCTGTACTGGGTTGGCGTTGGCGTAAGTACAAAGGGTTTTCACCGCACAATCACCACATACATTGCAGCTTTACTAAGGCTTCCGATAATGACAGTACCTTTTTTGACATACCACTACTAGGGGGCAAAATATGAAATCTAAACATTGGGCAATGCTTAACAGCTATGGACGATCAGCCTTTGTTTGTCTAGCCACAATCTATGTAACACAACCTGACCTTGCACCTTCAGAGCTATGGAAAGCCTTTGCTGTTGCTTTCATTGCACCTTTACTGCGTGCATTAAATCCAGATGACACACAGTTTGGCATAGGCGCTAAAGAGTAATGACAGCGGTAGAAATTGCCGCTATCTGTGCCGCAATAACGACTGTATTTACTGGCTTTGCAATAGGACTTAGGTTCTTAGTCAAGGGCTGGTTAAATGAACTTAGACCCAATGGTGGGTCAAGTATTAAAGATCAGATCAACCGCTTAGAGCGGCGTGTTGATGACCTATTTGTCATACTATCGAGAGACAATTAAAACATGGCAGCCAAAAAGAAACCTGCACGCAGAAAAAGATCAGTAGCTCGCTTAGAGACTACTGCACTAGATCAGCACGCCATTGCGCTTAATGAGTATTTTAGAGCATTACGCAGAGCAGGTTTCACCGTCGAGATTGCATTAGGTCTAATGGACAACAAGAACAGTATGCCTGAGTGGCTAATACCTACAACAGCTGATACTGACATTACACCTTTTCAAGACGACGACGAGGACGAGGATTAACCTATTAAGGCTAACCGCAGGTATCTTGTAGTTCCAGATTTACAAATTCCATTGCACCACCCTAAAGCAGTATCGAATTTAATTAAGATGAGTAAGCACGAGAAGTTTGACTTCGTGCTTAATACTGGTGATGAGTTAGATTTCACTAGCCAATCCCGTTGGGTCAAAGGCACAAAATTAGAGTTTGCTGAAACGCTAGATGAGGAAAGAGCGTTAGCGCAAGACATTTTGTTTGACCTTGGTACTACCGACATAGTGCGTAGTAACCATACAGATAGGCTTTACACAACATTACTTAAAGGCGCACCGTCATTGATCGGGTTGCCTGAATTGACTTATGAGCGTTTTATGGATTTCAGTAGCCTCGGCATACGCTTTCACCGTAGGGGTTATCAATTCGAAAAGAACTGGTTTTTGGCTCACGGCGATGAGGGCAACATGTCCAAACATGCAGGAATAACTGGGCTCAATTTAGCCAAAAAATGGAATCTTAACACCGTGTGTGGGCATAGTCATCGTCAGGGTGCAGTTAGACACCAAACAGGCTTAAACGGGCGTTACAGCACGATTTGGGGCATAGAGGCTGGTCATCTCATGGATCAAAAAAACAAAGCGTCTTACCTAAAATACGCCAGCGGAGACTGGAACATGGGCTTTGTTGTCCTTAGCTTTGGCAAAGGTGGACACCAAGTTGAGTTAATCCCTGTCAACCATGACGGCAGCTTTAGATACAACAAGCGGTCTTATGGGGCTTAACACAGACTATAAAGACCGAACCATTGATGACCATATTGACGACTTTGACGCAATAGGGGTTTTGTAACAAAAGCGTTATAGGACACGCCTGTCAGTTCCTACATTTACCATGATAACAAGCGCATACTTCTGTCGTACCCAAATAACGGATTTGGGACAGGAAAGGAAATCATGTCTACATTTACAGCTATAAGTATTTTGTTTTACACAGCTGGTCTTTCATACTGTGCTTACTACTTCGGCTTTGACCGAGGCTTTAACATAGGCAAGCAGCGCGGTTGGGTCAATGGTTATGCTTCAGCCAAGGCAGTCAAACGAACTGCACAAGATGAGGTATTTGACTATGAAAAAAACTAATGAGTGGCTCACCGATATTAACGACACACTTACTGCAAGAGGTGCAATCTATGGTTCAGCAGCTACAAACCATAGACGAATCAGCGAGCTATGGTCAGGTTACTTGGACACTTACATTAGTCCTGAACAAGCAGCCATGTGTATGCTGCTCGTCAAAGTCTCTCGTCTCAGCGAAAGTAGCCAACATGACGATTCACTCAAAGACCTCGTCGGGTACGCCTGTGTGTATAGAAAGATCATTGCAGAATTAAATGATAATTCTGAATCGGACAAGGAACTATTGTGATTACTGTAAAAACCGCTATGGGGCGACTAGTCTCAAAGGTCAGGTCATGGCAATTTTCACGAGCATTAGCACGAGCAGAAAAGCGACCTGCAAATATCGCAACTATTGCCAGTCATGCAGATCAGAATTGGAACGCTGGCATGACGGCTCTACTTGGAGTCTGGAGCAACAGCAAGCCTACGCACAAGGATTGGACGAAATAGATTATGGCATATTTTAATTTAGATCAGTACATGACAGCTGAGGAAAGAATAGAGCTGTTTGCAAAAGAAAACCCTGACTTTCGTATGAAGTCATTTCATGAACAAACTGACGGGTTTGTCTTTGTTGAAGTTAATCTGTATCGCACTTGGGCAGACCAAGAGCCTTGGGTGACTGGACTAGCTGGTGAATCATTAGCAACACAGTTTGCTATTGAGAAGGCAGAAACTTCAGCCTATGCAAGAGCTATAACCAACACAGGTGACCCTAAGTATTCAACTATGAAGGACGGTACAAAAGCACCTAGGGCTAACAAAGGTGAAATGGAATCTATTAAACCTATGTATGGCGGCGCAGGGTCTAAATCTCGTGCTGTTGAAATGGCACTAAGGACTGACATCAAAAACAATCCTTGGTCTGCACCTGAAGCAAAGGCTGAACCTTCACAATGGTCTGTCAATGAGGTTGCAGCTTCATTAAACGCAACTGTTATAGATCAAACTTATGAGTGCCAACATGGTGCAATGATACGCAAAGAGGGAACTACCCAAGCAGGTAAGCCTTATTACGGGTTTGTGTGTGTTGATCCTTT